TATGGTACAAGAGGAAGTAATAACATTACTTTTGGGATTAGAACTGAATCTGTTTTTGATCCTCAAACTACAATTACAACATATCCCCTATCTATTATTGCCAATGGTAGCACCGTAAGCTCTAGTGTTTGGGCTATCAATGATACTTTTCAAGTTGAGTTAGGTTTTTCAGGTGCTAATAAAGTCGTAAGATATAAAAAGAATAATGAATTAATTTTAGCTGTTTCAGGTGTAAATTGGAGTGGAATACCAGCCAAAGTTGTTATTCAAGGTATGAACACAAGTGTTAGGGTTAACTCGGTGTCCAGCGTAGCTTTTCCCACTGGGGAATTTGGAGTAGGGGTGGTTTCATCATCTGCAGATACCGCAACATTAGTCGTTTATGAGGACGAAAAAGATTCGATTGAAAATTGGAGTCGGTTTACCCCTGCCGAAATTTATGAGGTTAACAATGGTGGAATAAACAATCGTTTTAGAGTGACTAAGAAAAAAGATTCAGACAGGACTATAACCATTAAACCGTCTGTAACTATTACGGAGGATGATGACATATTTGCTATATGGGAAGCTTTTTATGAAACAAGTAAAAAGGTAAACAAAATAGTGATTAACTTTGAAGGGGTCTTATTTTCCAGACGTAAGCCGCTCGAAAGTGAAACAGAAAAATCAGGTAAAAATTAGAGGATAAAGGAATGGGTGGTAAAAATCACGCAGATTTAGAAAATTTTGATGATATTTACCCTTATGGGGTATGTTTTGATGTTTTTATACAACCCTTGACAGATATTGATGGCGACCCTATTCCTTATTCTGAAAACAATTGGGTTTTTCTTAAACGGATATTTATTCGTGAAAAATCTGAAAACGCTAAACAATTTAGAATAGAGATAGAAAATCTTAAATATG